TTGCTTCCTGCTGGTATTAAAATTGGAGGAGCTCTTGATAATGATGAAAAAGTTTTGGTTACCACTTAGAGTGCTCCAGTTGGAATTTCTGGTTTTATAGTTACTGATTTTATTTATTACAATGCCACATCTTCCTATTTTAGTGTAGCTATTCCTGATGCAAGTGCTTCTAAATGTTTTAGTTGGGATCCTGATAGATCTTATGAAAGTGATAATGTTTTGTATATATATGCTATTAATAATAATCTTGTTACTGTAACCTCCACTGCTTTAATCATCCCTAATGTTTATTCTGGATTAATTAATGTTGAAAATATTACTACTGGTTATTTGGTTTCTTTTAATTCGGGTACTAAATCAATTTATATTTTCCCCCCTTATGGTAAAGTCAAATATGTTGCTGATGCTAAAGTTGAAATTAATAATGGTGCTTCTTTTGGTCAAATTTATAAATTTACGAGTTCTGCTACTACTAATTTTAATTATGCTACTGCTATTAATAGTACTTTTGCTTTTATTCTTGCTCAGTCTAATGAGGATGAGGAAGATGAATGGTATCGTAATTATCCTCGTGCTCAGGCTACTGAATCTGAAGTTATTGCTATGACTGGTGTTGTTACAAATGCTTACAAGACATTGAGTTCAATGTCTCAACTCCCTATGCTTTCTTCCCTTTCTACTCCCTTGGGGTGGATCAAGAGACTGGGGTCTCTTGCTTCCACAGGCTTTTCTAAACCTACTGATGTACAAGCACTTGTACCATTTTTTCCTATCCCTGCTAAAGGTTATACCCATGTTACTGGTCAAGATGCTTCCGTTGCCCTCGCTGCTGTTCCTGATAATTCAATTGGTGTTAGTCCAGGTGTTTTTAGTACTTCTATTGATGAAATGGATATCGGTTATGTCTGTAAGAAGTCCTGTTACCTTAGGAGTGACCCTTGGACTACTACTACTACAGGAAAAATCTATTCTATTTTTGTTAGTCCCGGTATTTGCAACGTTTCAGGTATTTTGTTTCAAC